AGACGCAGCGAAGAGAAGCGACGTATGACCGCGCTACGCGGTGACCGCTCGACCATGCTCACGGGCAGTCAAGGCGTGCTAACCCCAGCTAGCATCGGCGGCGCTACGTTGCTCGGCGGCGGGATGTCCAGCTAGATGAAAGAAACCAAAAGACCGCACATACACCTTCACCGCCGCATTACTGATATGCGTGCGGAGCGGTCTTCATGGATGCCGCATTGGCGCGAGTTGACCGCGAATTTCAGCCCGAGGCGCGGGAAGTTCACCGAGTCTGACCGCAACAAGGGCCAGAAGCGAAACATCCTGCCTAACAACACGCCGTTGTTTGCCAAACGCGTATTGGTGTCCGGGCTCATGACTGGCGTGAGTTCGCCTGCACGCCCGTGGTTCAAGCTGAGTCTATCGAATCGCGAGTTGGAGCAGTTCGGACCCGTGCGCGAATGGCTCGACATGGTCGAAGAAATGCAGTACCGCGTGTTTGCGGCGTCGAATCTCTACCGCGCACTGCCTGACGTGTATGACGAACTCAGCACAGTAGGCACGGCTGCGATGCTGCAGGAAGCTGACTATAACGACGTAACGCGGTTCACGACGTACACGGCTGGCGAATTCATGCTGGACACAAACGGTGCCGACCGCGTAGACACGTTCGGTCGAGAGTATGACGCGACGGTCTGGCAGTTAATCAGCGAGTTCGGTATCGACAACGTATCGCGCCGGGTGCGTGACCTGTATGAGCGCGGGGACTACACGTCCACGTTTCGCGTTCACCACGTCATAGAACCCACGAACACATGCGACCTGGAAGGCGTGAAGCTGCCCGACGATGCGGCATGGCGTTCGATTTACTACGAACTGGGCGCGCACAACGACGAATCCGAAGACCAGCTGTTACGGGTGCGCGGATACCGCCGTTTCCCGATATTCGCGCCACGATGGGCTGCACGTTCTGGCGACGTGTACGGATATGCCCCGGCGATGGATGCGCTAGGTGATGCGAAGTCGCTGCAGATACAGGAAAAAGAGAAAGCGAAGGCGGTTGCTAAGCAGAATAACCCGCCGATGAAGGCCCCGAAGTCGCTCGAAAACGTTCCAGTATCGCTGCTCCCTGGCGCTGTGAATTTCACCGAAGACCCGAACAACGTGTTCTCGTCGCTGTATCAGGTGCAGGCGCGTCCTGACCTGTTGGCGGTGGATATCGAGCGCACCGAGATGCGGATTAACCGCGCACTGTACGCAGACCTGTTCCTGATGATATCGCGTCAGGACGACGTACGGACGGCGACAGAGATTGCGGCACGCCAGGAAGAGAAGTTATTGCAGCTCGGGCCCGTATTGGAGCACCTGCACGACGAATTGCTCGAACCGCTGGTCGAAAACACGTTCGAGATGCTGATGGAACTCTCCGAGCCTGGCTGGTCTGGCATGGGTCCGGCGTTACTGCCGCCACCGCCCGAGGAGTTGCAGGAAGAGAACATCGAAGTCGAGTTCGTATCGGTATTGGCGAACGCGCAACGCATGGTCGACACCGGAGCGATGGAGCGCTGGATTGGATTCGTCGGAAACATGGCGGCGATGAAGCCTGAGGTACTCGATAAGGTCGACGTAGACGAAGCCGCAGACGAGATGGCCGAGAAACTGGGCGTGCCACCTCGCGTAGTAAACAGCGACGAGGACGTAGCAGCGGTGCGTGAGGGCCGAGCACAGATGCAGCAGATGCAGCAGATGTCTGGTTTGGCGCAGCAGGCGGTAGACGCGGCGAAAACGCTGGGTGACACGCCGACCACGGGCGGAAACGTACTGAATGACGTGCTTGGGGTAGGTCAGTGATAGACCACGACGACGAAAAACAGGTAGGTCGCGCTCAGTCCAGGCACCGAAAGCGGCGCCAGGTTGAGTTAGACGACCTGAAACAGGTGTTAAGCACGCCATCGGGGCGTCGATTTATCACGCGATTGCTTGACCAGACGGGGTTGCTGGCGTCTGACATGTTCACGGGGAACAGCACGACGTTTTACAACCTGGGAAAGCGGGACGTAGGGCTCTGGGTATACAACGAAATGATGAAGGCAAAGCCTGAGTCGATGATTGAAATCATGAACGACAGGCTGACGGAGAAACAATGAGCGAAGAAACGGGTTTAGACGGCGCAGACATCACCGAAGCCGTCGAATCGGACTCTGAAGCGGTAGAGACTGCCGACAACGCCGCAGAGGAGCAAGAAGCTGTTGAAGTGCAGGCCACAGACACTGAGGACACCGACGATAAAGGTGACGAAGGCGAAGGCGACGACGATGCAGCAGATGTGCCTGAGGAGTATGCGGATTTTAATCTGCCCGAAGGCATGGAAGTCGACACGGAAATGCTTGGCGCGTTCAAAGAGGAGGCCAAAGAACTAGGGCTGACTCAGGAACAGGCGCAAAAACTGGTCGACCGATATGTCAAGGGTGCGGATTTAGCCGCTGAAAAGCAGGTTGAGCAGTGGAATAACATCCAGAAAGAGTGGGTCAACGCCGTTAAAGCTGATGATGAGATTGGCGGCAAAGACATGGACGAGAAGATTGCAGTGGCTAACCAGGCCATCACGCAGTTTGGGACCAAGGAACTCGTGGATGCCTTGCAGATGCACGGTTACGGGAACCACCCGGAGGTCGTGCGATTTATGTATCGCGTCGGCAAGCAATTGACGCAATCGGAGGCGAAAACAGCGTCTCCCGCGTCGAATGAAACCATCGTTGACCGTTGGTACGGCAACACTTCAGAAGGAAACTAGCTAATGGCTACCATTGGAAACACCTTCCTTGGCTTGGCGGATATCTACAAAAGCCAAACCAAGACGGGTCAAATGGCCGACATTATCAATATGTTGGCGCAAACGAATGCGATGATGGACGACGCTGTCGTTCGCCAGTGCAACCAGGGCAAGACTCACACGCACACCGTGCTGTCGGGCCTGCCGAGCGTTACTTGGGGTAAGCTCTACACGGGTATCCCTAACAGTAAAGCTCAGCGCACCCAAGTCGAAGACACCACGGGTTTCGTGGAAGGTCGTTCAACCGTTGATGCACGGCTTGCTGAAGTTGAGCCAAACCTCAACGCATTCCGGCTACAAGAAGCGCAGGCGTACCTTGAGGCGATGTCTCAGGAACACCAGCGTGCGGTTATCTACGAGAGCCAGGACTCCAGCCCGGAGAAAATTACCGGATTGGCACCGCGTTTCAGCAGCCTGTCTGCCGAAAACGGTTCTCAGATTGTTGACGGCGGCGGCACGGGTTCTGATAACACCTCGGTGTGGTTCATCACCTGGGGTCTTGACTCCTGCCACCTGATTTACCCTGAAGGCACCAGCGGCGGTCTGATTCGCGAAGACCACGGCAAGCAGCGCGTTCTGGACGGTTCTGGCAACGCTTACTATGCGTTTGAAGAAACCTTCCGTATGCACAGTGGTGTAGCAGTCCGTGACTGGCGTAAAATTGTACGCGTGGCTAACATCGACGTTAGCAACATGCAGGCGGGTTCTGTGGATTTGTATGGACTGATGCGTAAAGCGTATTACCAGATTCACGGCATCCGTACGCTGGACAACGGCACTGTAAGCGGTGGTATCGACGGTAACTTTGGCCGAGGCCGCACGGTTATCTACTGCAACAAAGACGTGTTTGAGGCGCTTGACGCACTAGGCACGAACTCTGGCGCATCCGATAACTTTGTTCGCTTGATGCCACGGGAACTCGATGGTCGTGAAATCATGACTTATCGCGGTATGCCGATTCGTCAAGTTGACCAGATTGTCAACACTGAAGCTCAAGTCACCTGATAGAGCTGGTTAACCGTAACTTCAACTTACCGAGGAAACATAAATGGCTATTCTTAGCGCTGAAGAGTTGTTTTCGGACCAGCAAGCAATCACGGCGACTGCTGCTTCGACCAACTTGTATGACCGTCTTGCCCCAGGAAGCTGGGTTCATGGCAGCACGTCCATTGTCGACGACATGGGCAACAGCTATGTACCGATGCTGGTGCAAGTAACCGAAGACTTCAACAACCTCACCAGTCTTCAGATTGACTTTGAGATGGACACGACTGACGCGTTCAGCAGTGCAACCACTCTGTATTCTGAGACTGTTCTCCTTGCTGACCTCGTGGCTGGCAAGAAGATTCGAGTGCGTTGGGTTCCTCACGACACTACTGAGCAATACCTCCGTTTCAACTATACTGTGACTGGTACCGCACCAACCACGGGCAAGTTGACCGCTGGGTTTATCTGCTCAGAGGATTCTTGGGGTACTCGTTAATGAAAGTAACCGCTAAAGTTACGGGGTTTTTCGGCGTATGGCGCGAACCCGGAGACGAGTTCCAGATTCAAGGCTCTCACCAGTTGGGTTCTTGGATGGAACTAGTTGAAGAGCCTAAGCGTCGGGGCCGTCCCCCAAAGGATGAAGCTAAGGCGCAGGAGCCCCCCACTCCTGACGCTGAAGACGATTCTGACGATAGCGTGCTTTGACCCGAGCGGGGCTTCGGCCCCGCTTTTTTAACCAGCCAGAGGTTAACATGGCAGTAATTGCATCCACCTTGGCAGCAGTAGAGCAGTCCTTTGACAAGGCGGTCACGGTGACGTGGTCTAGTCTTGCCAATGGTGACAGCGGTACGCCCGTCTCTCTGGCTGCTTACTCTGACCGTTCGATCCAAGTCAACGGCACTTTCGGTACTGGCGGCAACGTCAACATCGAGGGCTCGCTTGATGGCACCAACTATTTCACGCTGACTGACCCTCAAGGTAACGCATTGGCAGTCACCGCAGGTAAAATTGAGGCTATCTCAGAACTTGTGGCGTTTATACGCCCCAACGTAAGCGCAGGCGACGGCACCACCGCGTTGACCGTTACGCTCCTGGCGAGGAAATAAGATGTCGAACGACCTGATTAAAGCCGCTGAAGAAGCGCGTAAATTTGTTCGTAGCATGCAGTCACTGTGCGCAGTAGCTGACATGCTAGAGGACGCTGGTTCCGTTGAGCAGGCGAAGAACGAGACGCTGAACGCAGTTGAGAAAGCCAGAAAAGAACTGGCTGAACTGAAAGCTGAATGCTCGGCCATGAAAGAAGCAGCCGAAAAGACCTTGGCGGATGCAAAGGCCGAGGCTAAGGAGATTGTTAAAAACGCTATCGTTGAGCGTAATCAGATTAACGCAGAAGTCAGGTCGCATGACGACTCGCTTAATGCGGTGATTGCC